GAAACGTGTAGAATAACACCTGTTGGTTCAAAAATTATTGGTTATGTAGGACAACAAGAAGGTGGAAATGCAGATGCGACAACAGCGGATGGATTAGTTTCAGTTTTAGATGGAGACGATGATAAGTATGTTCAATTAACTAAAGCAACGGGGCATCAAGGAGATTGGATTAGACTTGTTTGCAATGGATCTGATTGGTATGTGACTGGAGGAGTAGGAACATTTACTCACGAATCATAACAGTATGACACAAACACAACTAATAGAATTGGTTCAACAACATCACCCTGAAATGGGAGAAACCCAAATACGATTGTATTTAAACAGAGCTTTACTTGAATTCTGTCGTAAAACGAGGATTTTAAATGGACTGTATACTTTTTCTACAACTGCTAATCAACGATACTACAATCTTGATAGCAATATATTGGAAATAACTCAAGTGGATTATGAAAACTATCCTATTCCAAGAATTAGTGGTGTGGTGGATAAAACCGATACGGATAATTAACAATGAGTGACGTAAAGACAAATGCATTAAAACACGGATGGTGGACAGAACGAGATGCTATTGCCATTGTAAAACGTTCTGAAGAAGACGACAACACAACCTATTTATCCGTAGAAGAAGTAAAAACGGTTAACATTCATGCCGTAAAAAAAGATGAAAGTTTTGTAGCCACTACAGGGGGAGACGGTTCTGGTGGAATTAGAATGGATGAATCTTCTGCAATACCTGAAGAATTTCATGAGGCTTTAGCGAATTACGCCATTGCAAAAGGGTATGAATTAAAACCCAGGTTAATAAGACAAGCTTCTTACTTTAAAGATTTATTTAATCAAGACGTTAGAGAAGGTAAACGATACGCAAATAAAGGTCGTGATGGTACGGCTTATTACATTCAAGGAAATGACTTTTAATGGAAGAACAATTCTTAGAAACAAGATATTGGACAGACTTAACCGATGTGTTGTGGGAAGATCAAGGGTTAGAGTGGGATGATACAACTGCTTATTCTGAAGCTACTCTTTCAACACCTTCTTATACAGAATTAACTATCAATTCAGCGTCTTTTACAGAATCAAATATTGCATCTGTTTCACATACGGAATTAAGCAATGCAGATACAACTTTTACAGAATTATGAGTTTTAAAACAGAAATAGAAGATTTAATTGGATCCGTTGGAGATGACACGCTTATCTCTAATGCAATTCAAGACATAGGATCGGAGATTGTTAATGTTTTGCCTTATGAAAAATTAATGAAAATATGCAAAACAACCTCTATATCTGGTTCGGGTACAAATACATCTACTTTTAAAGTGTTGGCAGTAGATAAATCAGATTACTTTGCAAAAGAAATACCAAGCATGGATAAAGCTAGATATAAAAATACAGGCTCTATTTATGCGGGAAGTGACACGAGCCCTGTGTATTATTTTGAAAACCAAAGTATTTTTGTTATTGGATCAGCTTCAGGTGGGGAAACCACAGGAACTTTACATTACGTTCCAAGAATTCCTACTTCCGATGGAAGTACAGCTATTGTTCATGGAGACACAGGAACAGAACATTTTCCAAAAGAAGCAGAACCTTTATTAGTTACAGGGGGAGCGGTTAGGTGTTTACAAAGATTGTTGGCTGATAAATCGGCAAATTTACCTACCGATATTAATGAACCTACATTACCGGTTTCTCCTACAAGTCCAACGTTAAGTTCAAACTCAGTTACTTTTTCACAAACGGCTCCAAGTTATACTATGCCTTTATTAACTCTTAAAAGTTCTACGAGTTTAATTTCAGATTTAACTATTTCAGCAGTAAGTCCAACGGTTCCGGTGTTAACTTCAAATTCAGTAAGTTTTAACACCACTCCTCCTGAATATATTTCTCCTGTTTTTAGTCCTTCATTTGGAACGGTAGATTCATTTATATCTACAGATGAAGATGTTGAATTGGCAAGTATTAAGATTCAAGAAATCAATTCTCAAATTAATGATTTTCAAGCCAATATACAGAATCAACTAAATGTATTTAATGATGCCAATACAGAGTATCAAGCTGAACTTCAAAAAGCGATTCAAAATGCTCAACTGTCTCAAAGCGATGACGTTCAAAAACTTCAAAAGTTTTCAAATGAAATACAGTTATATCAAGCACAGGTAGGAAAAGAAGTACAAGAGTATCAACAAAATACAGATGCTGATATAAGATTATGGACAGCAGAAAGACAAACTGATTTACAAAAATATAGCAACGACATACAAAACGCTTTAAATGTTTTTAATGTTGAAAATACAGAATACCAAGCTAATCTTCAGATCTCTATACAAAATGCACAATTATCGTCTCAAGATGATGCTCAATTACTGCAAAAATATTCAAGCGAAGTTCAAGATTATCAATCTGAAATAAGCTCTATTGTTCAGAAATACAACACAGATATACAGAATTACGGAGCAAAAATTCAAAAACACACAACCGATTATCAATGGAAACAAGGGCAGTATCAAATGTTGAAAGCTGAATATAATCAAGGGTTGCAATTATTAATTGGTGGTGGAATGCCACAACAACAAGGAGCTTAGTTATGAGCGTAGGAGATGAAGCAAGAGGAGTTGTATCATTAACGCCAACTGTATTATTTACAGCAGATGCAGATGCCGATGCGGTTTATGCAATGCATCACGATATTAAAGGATCTGTAGGAGGAAAGCTAGAATATACTGCATTAGCTGATGAAAAATGGTACTATGCTGCCGCTACTAATGTAACTACAAATGCTAATTTACTTTCAACGTCAACAACATATACAGAGGATTCACAAAATCCAGCTACAGGCGATTTAGTAAGAATAATATCAATAACTCATAACGGAGAAACAAGTACAGGTACCGCAACAAGTGTCAATGTCCATATTTCTTTAGACGGTGCAGATCCTAAGACTAAAGCTGATTCTATAATTATAGGTAAAAATCAGTCTGTTATTTTTAAAACTTATGCAGTTACATTAGACAATTTACATGCTTGTACTGCAGATGATACAAGTGTAAGCGTTAAAGTTGTTGCTATTTTAGATGATATAAGTGCATAAAAATTTTAACCAAGATACCCATGAGAATAGTCAAGCTCGGTAAGGTATCGTACTAAAGGAGAAACAAGATGGCTGATATTAATAAATATTCTGTAAAAGAATCTTTAAATCAATTGTTATACGATACGGCAGTAGCGGTAACACCCCACGATTCTGACGACATAACAGGAGCCCCTTATAAGGCTTTATATGTAGGTGTCGGTGGTGATGTAAAAGTAGACATGAACGATACAGGATCTGCTATCGTGTTTAAAAACTTAGCAAGTGGTCAGATACTTCCTATTGTATTTAATCAAGTTTACAACACCGGAACTACGGCAACCAACCTTGTTGCTTTAAGATAATGCTAGGCGTTTTACGAATAGCGGTTACTCAAGTTATGCAGTCTATATACGACATAGGTTGGAGTGGCTCAGAAGGTTCTCAAGTAAAATGGGAACAACAAACAATTAAGTGGGAAGATATGGGAGATTTAGGAGAATAATATTATGGCAAAATTAGAAGGACAAACAATAGCAGATAGCTATGAACAGCTATTACATACCGACAATAATGGTGGTGGAGATGGAACTACTTTAGTAAATATAAAAGACGGTAAGAACGATAATACATTTGCATTACAACTAGCAACAGATAAAATACAAGTTAATGGAGATGCTACCATTTCTAAAAACGTAGGTGCTGGTTCTGGTGAAACTGCATTTCTAACTCTTTCTGCAACAGATGGCGGTGTAAATATGTCTGGTGGAGAGGGTGCAAGTATATTGTTTAAAATTCCAGACGATGAAACAAATCCAAGCGTAGGTGCAAGTATAGCTGGTGTTAAAGAGAATTCAGATGACTCTATATCCAATACAGCTTTAGTTTTTAGAATCTCTCAAAATAATGATACTTTAGATGAAGCTATGAGAATAAATAGCTCTGGAAATGTTGGTATTGGAGTTGTTCCAGAATCTACTAATACTAGTGCATCTGCGTTACAAATTGGTGGAAATGGAATTTTACAGAGTACGGCAACTCAAGGTGCTTCTGGAGAAATGGACTTTGGTCATAATTTTTATTGGGCAGCTAATGGAAATAGTTATAGGCTCTCAAATGATGAAGTCAGTATGTATAGGCAAGGTGGAGGAAGACATACATTTTATTGTGATGCTGCCGCTGCTACTAGTGCAACTATGGCTTGGGGGGCTGGAACTAATACTGCAGTTGCAAAATTTGATATTAATTCAAGAGTTTCATTAAGTAATAATGATGGAAGTGGAACATCAACAGTCTTTGGAAGTTTAGCTGGTAGAGACTTAGCCGCAGACGGTAATTATAATACATTTGTGGGAGATAGCGCTGGTCTACAAAATAAATTAGG